TCCTACTCGTGTTACTACCGCTGATGCTGATTTTATTGTGCCTGACTCCCGTGAAGGCTGGGTCAAACTTCTCGGCAAGACGCTCAAAGCGGCGTTTCTAGCGGATACGAATCCTACCTTTACTTACAGCACCATTCTAGTGCGTGGTCGTGGCGCACCAATTAAGGGCTTTGGTGGTACTGCTTCTGGTCCTGAAGACCTATGTGATGGTATCGCTAAGATTAGTAACATCCTTGAGAAACGTAAGGGTAAGAAACTGCGTCCAATCGACTGCCTTGACATCATGAATATTATCGGCTCTATTGTCGTTGCTGGTAATGTACGCCGTTCTGCTCAGATTGCCATCGGTGATCCTGACGATGTTGAGTACTTGCTTGCTAAGCGTTGGGACATGGGAAATATTCCATCATGGAGAGCAATGTCGAATAACAGCGTTGTCTGTAACGACATTAAAGACCTGCATGAGTACTTCTGGGATGGCTATGAGGGCAAAGGAGAGCCATATGGATTGATTAACCTTAAACTCTCTCGTAAGATTGGTCGATTAGGCGAGACTGATTATCCAGATCCAGATGTCATGGGATACAATCCTTGTGCAGAACAGTCTTTGGCTGCTTACGAGACTTGCTGTTTAGCAGAAGTATATCTTCCTAACATCGAGAGCAAGGAACAGCTTCTTGATGTTTGCCAATTGCTGTACCGCATCAACAAGCATAGCCTTGCACTGCCTTGCCATCTCAAAGAGACAGAAGACATCGTGCATAAGAACATGAGAATGGGTATTGGTGTTACAGGAGTACTACAGGCTACTGAGGAGCAGCGTAGCTGGTTGAACGAGACTTATCGTCGTCTGCGTGAGTTTGACTTTAAGTACAGTCATGCACATAACTTCCCTGAGTCGGTTAAGCTCACCACTGTGAAACCAAGTGGGACTTTGTCGTTGCTTCCAGGTGTTACTTCAGGCTGTCATCCAGCATACTCACAATACATGATTCGTCGTATTCGCATCGCTGCAGATCATCCTTTGGTGCAAGTATGTCGTGAACATGGCTATCCTGTCGAATATCAGCGTCACTTCGATGGCTCTGAGGATCACAGCACAATGGTCGTATCATTCCCATTCGCTTATCCTGCAGGAACAAAGATTGCTGCTGAGATGACTGCTATCGATCAATTAGAAGTAGTGAAGTGGCTACAGGCTAACTGGTCAGACAATAGCGTATCTTGCACAGTCTACTATCGTAAGGAAGAATTGCCTGAGATTCAGAAGTATTTAGCCAAGAATTACAAGAACAATCACAAGTCCTTATCATTCTTGTTACACAATGAGCATGGCTTTCACCAAGCACCTTTGGAAGAGATTACTAAAGAAGCGTATGATGCTTTGGTAGCTTCGACACAACTGATTACTCATGTTGATGAAGCGTTGTTTGATGGTGGCGACGAATGTGCCAGCGGAGCTTGTCCAGTCAAATGATGATAAACCTACACTTCATTACTGGGTTCTGTATAGGATTTGAGTATGTTCCTGACTTTGATGAAGAATCCCATCTCGCTATCGATTTGGGAATCATCAGAATAATGTTCAGTAAACCTCACTGACGCTGCCGGTTCACCTAGTACCCAGAAATACATATTACTCCTTTAGCCCTGCTTCGGCGGGGTTCTTTTTAACTAAAATTCCTAGTACCAGCTTTATCAATAATTAGGGCTTGTCTACGAGGCTTGTCAGAAGTACCGTTAGGAACGCTTATATGGGTCCAAGAGCCGAATTCTTCGATGATTTGGTCAAAGGGTATATCCGACGCAATGCACGCCTCTACGACCTGTTTAGGGGTCATTCCGGGGACTCTTAAATCAGCAGCACAACCTATCCTATGTTGGCTAGTGTCCTTGCTACCGACAGAGTCATTGACTGGTTTAGAGCGAAAGCCAGAATTAATCATGATTGGCTTACCTAAAAGGCTTCTAACTTGCTCAAGCAAAGCTGCCAATCGAGTTAGATTAGCAACCTCACTAGCGTTAGGGGTATTATCTAGGTTCTTACGCTCTGCTACTTCAGAGTGAGTTAGTTCTTCTAAAGTAAAGTTAGGACTTAGGTTCATCTTTCTTCGCTTTCATTTCAATGATTTTCTCGGCTGTTCTACCACCAAAGTAGGCTAAGAATACTATCTGACCCCATTGACCAAGTAATTGAACATAATTCTGGTTAGCATCGTAACCAAAGGCAGACATCATTGCAAATAAGAAATAAGCACCAAAGATAGCAATTAATGCCATTGGGCGAATATTCTTAGACAGCCAGCTATCACTAGCCATGTCCGCTTCCCAGCGTTTAGTAATCTCTTGTGCTTCAGCGATGTCAGCCTGTATCTTAGCTAACTCACCTTCTTGCTGTAGTTTTAACAACTCTACCTGTGCCTTAGCCTTAGCTTCAGGGTCAGGAATGAGTTTATCAATTAGTTTAGCACCGACATCCAGAACAGCAGTTAATGGAAACATTATTTACCCCTTATGACCCCAAGTAAGATAGTAAGCAATGACTGCAGCCACTGCATAGCACATAAACATTGCTCGACGAACCTTTGCCAAATCTTGTTTAAACTCTCTATTAAGTTCATTGTCCTGTTTCTCTATCTTTTGTTTAATGGATTCGATTTCACTCCAGCGTTTAGCGCCATGCTTCTTAATGAAATCAGCCTTGACTTTAGCTTCCTCGACACGGATGGATTCTTGGCGTTGCCATTCCATCATTGCTCTCTTGAAGTACTGCTCTTTGAAGACTTGAGCTTCTCGTATTTGTCTCTTACGCTCTAGGTCTTTTTGCTGCGCTACTGATGCAGCGTCCTTCTGTACATCGGTAATGCTCTTGGTAATGGACTTACTAGCCTCACGACTAGCATCCATGCTACCTGTTACAGATTTTGCTCCTTCGATAAAACCAAATTGGTCGGACATGGAATCATATTCTTATTATTGTGTTTCTGCGTCTTCACTCATTAATTGCTGGTAGAACTGTGTACCAGCAGCGCCAAACATACCTGTATTGTTTTCTAATGCTTTCTTTACAGCCAATCGTGTTGCGCTTGGATTCTTCATTAATTGCTTTGCTGCAGCATAAGTCATTCCAGAAGCAGTCAAAATAGGAATAGCAACTTGAGGCATAATAAAAGTTGTAGCAAAACCAGTCGCTGCTTTAGAAGCTAACATTGCGCCTTTTAATAATCCAACAGGCTCTTGCTTACCAAGAACTTCTAATGCTTTCTGTGCTGTTTCATTTAATGGAGCTTTTCCTCCACCCGCAGATAAAATAGTGGCTGCTTGATTAGCAACTGCTTGAGATAATTGCTCAGGATTAAAGACACCACCTTTTACGTTAGCTCTCTTGGAAGCATCCGCAAAGCTATACAATTTAGCCCATGCTTCATCTGCTTTAGAAATTAAACCATCTTTATCAATACGACTAATATATTGATTCAAGTTTGCAAGTGTATCGCCGTAAGCCGAATTTAAACCAACACTGTCTCTGTCAGTCCCTTTAGACCATTTACTAACTTGTCCTTTTAGCCATTCTTGAATACTTTTAATATCGGTTCCATCTAATTGACCATTCTTACTAGCCATGCGACCGCCGATATTATTATTCAAACTTTTAACAAACTGGTCACGGGCTTCTACCGACATCTCATTTCTAGTCTGATCAAGAATAGTCCCCATTGTTGTTTTATACTCTGTATCTAATGGATTACGACCTAATTTAGTCAGGGAATCTGTATAGAAATCCGATATTCTTTTCTGTACTAAAGCAACTGTAGCCTGTCCGGGAGCAACTGTTTTAGGAAGTTCTTGACCAATAGAAGACAATACCTCGTTACCCACAACAGGATTAAATGCTTTATTGATTTTATCTGGCTTTGGACCAAGACCGAAACTTTCAATCTGACGGAATAACCAACCGGGAGCGCCTTCATAGGCTTGTCCGGGAGAAACAGGAACACCTTTGTCTATTAATTCTCTTGCACCTTCTTTTAATTTAGGAACTAAACCAGAAATAAGATTATCAGTCAGTTTACCAAATAAAGCTCCACCAACGGCTTGCTGTGCTTTACCAGCTAGAAAATCAAGCGTACTCATATTCTTTTCATCTAGTGGTTGAGTAATCGCACCAACTGCTCCGCCGGTATAACCACCTCCCGGAATAAATCTATTTATAGGATTTACAACAGCACCTAATAATTCAGGAACATCAAATCCAGTACCGCCTAATTCTTTCCGAGTTTCTTTGTATCCTTCTTGCATTGCTTGTGCAACATCTCTAGTTGCTGGAACAGCTTGCATTGCAGCAATAGCAGGATTAATAACACCTTTAGCAACACCTTGAGCTGTTCTGGCTATGAGTTTCCCTGTCTCAGTTGTAGGGACATCCATTCCTAATTGCTGAGGAGTCATGTCTCCGTAGCGTTGAGCAATCTCATTAATCCCTTTTGCTTTAGGAACTAAATCAGCATATTTAGAAGGAGTTAGTCCAATCTGTGTAGAGAATTGTTCAAAAGGAATATCACTATAGAATTTCTGATGAAATCCACGAGCTAAGTCTTGATCAGAAATATCTGAATATTGAGGAAACTGCTTACGAATATCAGCAATAGTTGCCATTATTTCTTTCCTTGTGGTTTACGCAATCCTAATGGGTCTTCTGTTGATGGTACAGCGCCAGTAATAGCTGCTGCGGAAGCTCCAAACGCTCCGGGTTTAAATCCAGCTACAGTGCCATTTTCTTCATAGTACGAAACAGATTGAATCTTTGCATTAGCTGCTGTGTTAATTTGATCACGCAATGCCTTTAATCTTCGTAAATTATCATCAACAGGCTGTGCTGGATTATAAGCACGAGCCAGTAATGCTTCACCTTCTTTCTGAGCAAACTGACCGCCAAGAACCTGTCGTAAGTTAGATTGTGCTACGCCACCTACTAAGTCTTTAACTTCGGCTGCATCTGGAAATAAGTACGATAAAGTTCCGCTGCTGTCTGCCAATCCTACAGTTCTTCCAGATAAAGATGTTCCTGCCTTTTTAGCATTTTCCATTTTAGTAATGGCATCATCTAATTGTTTTAGATTCTTCTGAATTGTAGAAACTCCTCCACCATTAACAAAGTCAGTATAATCTTTTGCAAAGGAAATATCTGCTGCTTTTTGCCCCGGCGTTAATACTAGACCTTTTTCAGCCGACTTAGCCGCAAGCATAGCTTTACGATTTAGTGCCTCCTGTTGCGCCCTCATAAGAGCGTCAGGAGAAGCATATTTTGCAGCTATTGCCACTAATTGAGCCTCTGTCGGATTTGGTCCTAATGCGGCTAGTTCTGCTTTATAAGCCTCATCAAGTGTCTGTTTTCTTGTTGCTGCATTAATTTGTTGTTCAGTTTGTGTTATTCCTAATCTTGTTTTATCTTTTTCATCTGCAAATGCCGATGCTCTCAATGCTATATCTGGTGCAAAAGAAGACACTGCTTTTGCAAAGTCACGCAAACCAGACGAAGTTCCCATATCAAACTGTGAGGTTAACTCACGAACTTTAGTAGCACGATTAAGTTGCTCATCGCCACCAAGTAATTGACCAACAGCTCTTGCGCCACCAGCACCGCTTTGATATAGAGCCATGTTAGCTCTCTCAAACGGATCTAACTGAGCAAATCGAAATGCTTGTGAGAAATCAGTTGCAGCTCTGTTTTGTTGCAACGCAGTAGGATCAATTCCGAATAAACTATTTACAATATCAGCCATAATTGTTCCTTAAAATAACCCGCCAAATGATTGTTGAGCATACTGTGAGCTTGTTGGCGCAGACCAAGGATCCACTGCTATTCCTGATGGCAATGCACTTTCCCATCCAGAATAGCCACCTCCTCCGAATAACCCGCTAAGACTACCAAAACCACCACCGCCTCCTCCTCCACCTAGACCACTTATACTACTGCCAGCACCGCTTAGGAAAGAACCGAAAGGACTATATGAATCTGCTTTAGCTTGTATTCCTGCAGCATTTGTCATACCTGTTTGATATATATTACCAGCCTGTGCTCCGGAAGCAGCTTGAGACTTAGCTAAATCTTGACTTAACAAGAATGGTTGTTGTCCTAAACTTTCTACACTCTGAGATAGTTTTAACTGTGTCTCTAATGGCAAGAATGAACCACTAAACAATGATGGAATACCTGCAGCGAGTTTACCGCCAGCACCATATAGCTCTCCACCAAAACGAATACGATCCATAGCTGCTTGATCTGCTTCTGCAGCTAATGCTTTATCTTGCTGGAATATAGAATTATAATATGCCTGTAATGCAGGATTAGATGGCGCTCCGCCAGTTCCTGTCTGAACACCTAAGCCACCACGACCAGTAGCAAAGTTGCGGGCATTGATTCTACCAAACTCAGCGGCACGACTAGGAGCTAATAATCCTTGTCTCTCGGAAATATACTTAGCTGCAACCTCTTGTGGATTTGCGCCTAAGTAACTTCCACCTAAACTTAATAACGATTCTACGCCACCGTAAATAGGCTCTGTTAATTGTTGTAAACGATATGGATCATATTGTTCAGCGCCAGTTAATAACCTACCCTGAATGTTCTGTAAGCTAGGAGCTAACGTATAACCAGCTTCAGTAACTTGTCCAAGATCATTAACAGTAAAGTTGGAAGACCCTAATCCGGTCCTAAGACCGACTGGTCTAAACTGAGCCATCCTCGACGCTCGTTCAGCCGCTGCTCTTGTAGCCGCAGCCTGTGCAGACGCTGCTCTAGAGGCAGCACCGCCAGAAAACAGACCGCCAATACCGCCAATAAGTGCCCCGCCAATAGCTGCAATAGGCATACTATACTCCTTCTTTCATAATTAATACTTCATCAATTTTATCTGGACTGGTTTCTTCAGTCGCATGAACACAAAACCATACAGCATCCTCTAAAGCAGTAATAGAATGATGTACACCTTTTTCAATCGTAATACAAGATGGTGCTTGGTAATATTCTTCTTTGTTATCAGTTTTAACGATAACTGCACCGGTTGCTAAAATACTTAAATGGTCATAGTTATGTGCATGACTTAATGCAAAATAACCTTTCGGTAACATCATCTGCTTAGCGTATACACCGCTAGAGAAATGATGTACTATGTTCGGGTCTACTGCAAAGGTACCCTGTAGTTCTTTAACTTGTTGTGCTATTGTACCCATTAGGTCTTCATAATGAAGGCAAGTGCATAGTAAGGAACTAAGTTAGCGTTAGTACCTGACGAACCTGTTGTGCTAATAGAAGTTCCAACAGTAATGTTAGTAACAGCACTGTCGGTATTAAGTGAACTGCTTCCACCAGATCCGTTTCGTCCAGAACCATTCTGAGCAACTCCAGCGTCGTAACGATAAGCGTGTAAATGTCCCGGATCTGTTACGGTAGAAGTCGCTGTATGTGTATGACTTACTGTTATAGCATCTTTAGAACCACCAGATGTTGTATTACTTCCAGTTACGGTTGTATAAGCCACTCCAGCAGTATCGCTATGAGCACCAATAATAAACCTGTTACGTAAGTCAGGGGTGCTATTAGAACCATTACATAATACCCATCCAGAAGGAATCGACGCAATAGTACCAGACCACATTGAAATTAAGCCGCTAGGAATTGCATTAGCAAGAACAAAAGCTGTAGTTGCTATTTGTGTGGTGTTTGTACCAGTAGACGCTGTAGGTGCTGTTGGTGTTCCTGTTAAAGCAGGGCTATTGATGTCAGCCTTAGACGAAATAGCAGAAGCGACAGCAGTTAACTCAGTGTCAATCTCAGCTCCCTTTACAATCTTACTAGGATTACCAGTAGATAAACTATCCTTAGCTGTGAAATTTGTTGCTTTTGTGTAATTACTCATACTAAAGTCTTTCCTTTTTTAATTCCAACATCCAACTTCTGAATTGATAATGGGTTTCCGTTAATATCTGCTTCTAATCCTAATTGCATTACAGTTCCCTGTCCTCCGGCATTAATAGAGAAACGATCTAAAACAATACCAGATGAATATTCAGCAATGTTGTATTCACCGATACCGTATTCGTATACAATAGCAGTATCTAATGTATAAGTAGTAGCTTGATAGCCTTCGCTATAGTCAAATCCCCACTTAATAGCAACTGATTGATTCGTACCGCCAATCAATACTGCACCGATCTTTTTCAATAGCTTTAATGCAGTAGCAGCATCAAAGTCAAAGTAGTTAGTATAGTACTGTAAACGATAAGAAGAAGTGTTGTCAGCATATCCAAAGTATTTACCAATGTATCCGGGTTTGCCTATCAATAAGTTCCTATCCTGTGTTACACAGAAAGCCTTTGGTTCGATACTGTCCCAAATAGTAACTCGCATAGAACCATCAGGTAACGCAGCTCTTGTATCGAAGCAGTATACAAACTTAGTGGTTGGTAATGTTAATAAATAAATAGCATCACGCTCAAAATAGATACTCTTAATCTTTGTTAAGTCTGTCTCAGATGCTACCGCCGACATTAACTCATCACGAACATTCTTAGAGATGTCTCTCATTGGTAGTGATTTCTCTTGGATGACTCGCTGTAAGCTACGAACTCCTGCGTCAGATAAGAAGATTACATCTGTACCTAAGCTCTGAACTGAATCACGAGCGATACATCCTACGTTGTTTAATACTTCTACTAATGTTAACCCACCAGTATCTAATGGATTAGCGTAGATAGCTGTGTTCTTTTTACCAAAGAATATAATATATCCGTTATGTGCTGCAGCAGCGACTACAGGATCACCATTCGGTAATACTTCTTGTAGATTGATATAGCCAGCAGAACCATTCTGAAAGTCTGTACCAGCTAATAAGTCGCTGAAATAAACTGTCTGTGTATCTCCACTGATACCACCACACCAGATCCTGCCATAAGCAGACAATACCCAGCTAGGCATAAAGGTTGAAGTACTATGATTAGAAGGCAATGCAGCAGCATCTCCTACACGCTGATAACCAAACGTACCACTATCATGTGAATTAAAAGGATTGCCAGAAACAGGTAACTCATGATATACCAGCATCGGATGATTTGCTTGTGCCATATACACATGAGGTTGGAAGTCGCTGACATCGCCATAAGACAGAGCAGCACCTTGCCAATCGTTACCAGTAATCGTATATGTTGCATTACCACTGTTAGTAGTATTACGTACTGTCTTAGTAGTCATCGTAGTTGTACCTACGAATAGCTTATTATTACCAGCACTAAGCACATCTGTACCACCACCAGTAACTACTTCAAAGATAAACCCCACTGGATTACCAGAACCTAAGTCTGTGTTAACTGCAGAGTTTACTGGTGTCCATCCACGACGAGCACCGATACGACCATATTTATCAATCACACAGTTCTGTGCCTTCAGAGCATACCCTGAAGACAACGTAATACTAGACTCTTGCGTGTTTAATCCGTAGAATCCCGGAGCAGCAATCGACTGTGTTAATAGTTGACTAGCCATTTAGACCCAGTTCCATTGAGATTCTTCTACATAGCGATTTGATTCTAACGAAATCGCATCGGATAAACTTTGGCGATATAAGGAATATGTCTCACCTGACTGTACACCGCCGTCTTCGCCACGCTCCGCTTGCGCCCTAGCCAATGCACCTAAGATGACTGGCTCATGTGGAACCAGCAAAATATCAGCGTTAGCAACTAAAGGATTTTGTGGTTTAATAATGTTAAAACGTAAGTTGTAAGAACCATTCGGAATAGGAAACAAATCAACCTGAGTATCGCCGTTGCTATCCGTACCGTTAAAGTTATAATACTTTGGACTGCCCTTTTGTGCAGTTGTCAACAAGAATTGCTGATCCATCCAAACAGTAGGAGCATTCTCGACAAAGAAGTTATCGGTATCGTTTAGTACATCGATTACTCGAAAGCGTTGTCCAGAACCAACCAAAACATAGTTAAATACATCAGCAGTTGTTGTAGCCGACAATGTCTCTGACAGGGCATTCCAGTTATAGGCATCTTCAACCATCCGCTTAGAATCATTGACATAGCGAGCAATGAGCTTTACATAAGCATTATCGGAGACGGAAGAAGCCTCCGGCTCTCGTAGACGAATAAGTACGTCATTAACAAGTTGGATATAGTTCATTGAAGCCATTCGTTATCCTATCATAGTTTGACTATTTTGTCAAGTAAAATCTCAACAATCCCATTTCTTTAATGCTAAGGCTTTACGGGTAGGTCTACCTTTTTCGTCCTTCATTGGACCTTTAACGCCTCCCATCCTTGCACAGAAGCTCTTACGTCTTCCAGCCGCTTTAGGCGACTTTGCAGCCTGTTTCGCCGTAACTGGAGGTTTGAGGTCAGCGCCTTCAGTTCGCTTGAAATAAGCCCTTCCTTTGGCGTTTAAACCGCCTTTTGGATTCTGATATACCTTCTTAACCATTATTTCTTCTTCTTAGCTGTTTTAGCAGACTCGATAAAGGCTTTAGCGGTAGGAGCGCCTTTAGAACCGACCTTACGCATCTTCTCGCCTGATCCTGCGGCGATACGCTTACGCTTTTGAGCAATGTTATAGTACAAGCCCTTTTTAGTAGCCACGCATTGCTCCCATCTTCTTAGCTGGCTTAGATACTACCTTAGCACCAGTC